CATGGAAATCATGAAATGCGTCCAGAAAACATTGAAACTTATCATGAGAAATCAAATGAGTTTGGAACATTTTATGTAGAGGAAAATTATCCGAATTTGCTGTTTGCCAAAGATGGAGAAATTTATAATTTGGATAATAGAAAAGTGTTGGTTTTAGGTGGCGCATATAGCGTTGATAAATGGTATCGACTTTCCAGCGGCTATCAGTGGTTCGCAGATGAACAGATTTCTCCTGAGAAACGCATTGAAATTTTTAATCGTATCAAGAAAATCAAAAAAGTCGATCTTGTAGTATCTCATACTTGTCCCGAACAGTGGCAACCGACTGATTTATTTTTACGAGGCTTAGATCAGTCTACGGTAGATAAATCTATGGAAGAATGGTTGTCAAAGGTAGAACAGGTTTTGGAATATGACCATTGGTTATTTGCTCATTTTCATGCCAATCGAATAATCAATGAAAAGGCAACAATGTTGTTTGAAAGAATAAAAAGTATTAATCAAATTATGGAGGGATCAATCAAATGATGAAATATATTCTTGCCGCAACTGTACTTGTTTATATCGTGTTGATTTTCATTCCTAAGATGAAAATCACTGTGAACGGTCAGCCTTCGGATAACTTTTTCTACCGTATTTTTGGTGCGGCAGTTCTGGCTCTGATTTTCTTTGTTGTTATCGGGCTTCCCATCTATGCGGTTAGTCTGTTGTTCTAATGGTGTTACATATGGAAGCGGTTTGGTTAAGTGTAGTATATTTTGGCGGCTTATTTCTGGCAAAGGTATTGGACAACGCCCTTGGAACGGCAAAAATCATTTTGATCCAGAGAAATAAGACTTTCTTTGCTGGTCTTGCACTTGGCTTGTCTAATCTGATTTATTTTATCATCACAAAGAACATTGTTTCCTCTGAAAGTAATGTGTCACTGATCATTGTTTCTGTTGCCAGTGCAGTTGGTTGCTGGATTACCGTAGCGATCAACAAATATCTGTCCAAAGATCAGTTATATGTCAATGTAGTCATGTCGGATAATCTGGAAGCCATGAAAGATTTTCGTGATTTTCTTGCTGAACATCACATCAAGAATGTCGCATCAGATAGCTATACTCTCGACTGGAATACTAAGACCATTACAATTACTGCATATGCAGAAACGAAACAGGAGAGCAGTCTAATCAGCAGCTATATTAAGAACAGCCCAAATAAGTTCAAACGGCTGGTACAAAAATAATGGAGGATCATCATGAGAATTAAAATGCAAGTTGCTAATGGCAGTGCGGTTTATACCATGAAGGGCGAGGAAGATACCATTGAACAGGTTGTTGCCTTGTTGAAAAATCCTGATGTGATTAGTATTACGATCACAAAACAAACTCCAACGGAATATTTTAAGTCTATCAGAAAGGAGAAAACACATGGAACAGATTATTGAATTGGCAGTGGTAGTTTTAGGGTTTGTTACATTCATTTACGCAGTTACTCGTGAGGACTATGAAGAATGTGATGGAACTGGATGTGATCTCTGTCCATTCCCTCGCTGCGAGGACGCACCAAAAGATTTGTCTAAAGCACAAATGCGTAAAATGGAAGGCGAAATCGTTACCATTGTTCTCAAAGATTCTGTAATCCCTGTTAAGATTTTCATCAAAGACAATGATGTGTGGGTGGAGAATTCTTTCGGTACATCTACCACTTATGATGATGTGAAAAAGCATGGTGGAAAATTTTTTGAGAAAAATCGCAATTAGGTCTTGACAATAACAAGAAATACAAGTATAATGTAAGTGTCAGTTAAAGGTGCTGGCATTTTAATAAACTACATAACAAGAAATACAAGTACAAAGAAGGAGCGTTCACAATGAACATTGAAACGAAAATCGGAATTGGCGATCAGGTATTTGTCCTGAAGAAAATCACAAAGACTACTTGCCCGATCTGCAACGGCACTGGAAAGATTCGTCTTGGTAAGGCAGCAACATTTGATGCTGACACGATGGAAAAGGCAATGCAGCAGGTCGCAGAGCAGATCATTGAGTGCATCGAAAACAATACCATGCGTGAGTATGCTTGCCCTGAGTGTAAGGGCAGTGGCAGTGTTAAGACAACTGGTCAGAAGAAGTATGAAGTCCTTACTTGCAAGGTCATTTCTATGCAGTTTACTATCGGCGGCGAAAGTGTTCCTCCTGTAATCATGTATTCTGTGGTTGATGAAAAGGGTACTGTTCGTAAGATGATGGAGAATCAGTTCTATACCAATCGAGCAGATGCAGATAAACAGTGTTTTATTCTCAATCTGGAACGCAGAGAAGTTCCAATTGCAGACATTCGAGTTCCTTATAGCTTTGCCAGTACGATCCCCTGTAATGAAAAGTTGAATAAGCGTCTGGACGAGTGGCGTAAGAACAAGAAGTTCGAAACCGAGATTTATGTGGATGATTGCGGTAATCTCTTTGACGGCTATACCTCTTATTTGGTTTACAAGATGATGGGTATTGATACTGTCCCCGTTGTTGTATGGCCTACCGTGAAGAAGAACAAGGAGGAAAAGACTGATGCGGTTTCCGTTTGATAAGTATAAGTATTACCATAGCGGTAATCAGGTAATTGCGGTTTCTACCTTTGCTGGAAAGACTGTTAAGGGTGTTGCCAAGTGTGATCCTCATGACACTTTCTCTCTGGATACTGGTAAGCGTCTGGCGGCTCTGAAGTGCAACAATAAAATTACCGCAAAGCGGCTCAAGAGAGCTGCCCTGCGGTATGTGGAAGCTGAGAAGGCTGTTGTTGCGGCGCAGAAACACGCCGAGCGCATGAAGCGGTATTACAACGATGCAAAGGTTGAACATAAAGAAGCAGTCGATGAACTGAATGATCTGTTGATGACTGTTTGATCCATTTAATTTCCCCCTCCATAGTCCTGAGCATGACTGAAACTGCTCAGGATGTGGCGGTATGGCTGAGTGGTTTAAAGCAGCGGTCTTGAAAACCGTAGGCGGTGAAGAGCCGTCCGTGGGTTCGAATCCTACTACCGCCGCCAGTAAGTCCATGTGAAATGATATATCATGGCTGGATTATCGACTACGATACGGAGAAGAGAATGGACATTCGAGCAAACACTTTAGAGTGCGATGGTACTCCGTCAACAAAAGCAAATCGAGCCAGTAAGAGGTAGTTAAATAGGCTAAACAAGATGTGGTTCTTGTAGTTTAATAGAGAAAGGCTACAAGATAAAGCACTTGAAGCGCAAGGCCATGCGCAGTCAACCATATCGTAAACCAGACTGGCGGGACTAAGTAGAGGTTGACAAACGGTATGCGTCTACCGTTAAACATACAAAGTGTCGGCGCATTTCATATCCGAGGCGTGGATGGACATACGGAAAAGTCTTGGTGAGGTTACTGGCAAACTTCGGTTTAGGTCAGAGTGTAGGATATGGATTGACATGATTACTGCTTGAGTTGATAAATTCGTTTCAGATCATTCTCCCAAGCAGTTTTCCGATGATTGCGTTTCCATTTTACATAGTCGTTCCAACGACATTCAGAAGCCTCGTGAGAAAGACCAAAAGTGATTTCAATGTCTTTTGCCGATTTAACGCCAAGAATATCAAACAGTGGCATAGGGCAAAGGAAAGCTGCCGCAAAGTAATCTGCTTCAGCTTCCAGTTCTGGATTAGAAAGATTGTTGAAATTGTGTTCTGCAATAAGCGGCTCTGCAATATAAGGCAGATGGTTCAGCACTACATGACCGAGTTCATGTGCCAGAGTCCAACGAATTCTGCCAAGCACATTGTTGTTTGCGGTGGAGGAATTAAACAGAACAAGGTATCTGTTTTTGGAAACATCATAATGAGTGCAGCCGCTTTGACTTTCACACAACAAGAAAACCTCTTGCAGTGAGCAGCGGTTGATCTCAGAAAAAGTTTTATATGTCATCAGCTTGCAGTTATCCATTAACTGAAATGGTTTGCGTGGATCAAGAGGAAACGACAAACCATCCAGATTGCGATAAATCTGCAAAATCTGGTTGCAAATATAGGCGTACCGAATCATAAGTATATCACCTCGAATACCAGTGTAACATAGTGACAGTCCAATAATACGGACACATTACTGATCGTCACGGAATGCGTAGTCAAAAGCAATCTTCAGCATTTGCATCATGCGTTCCCGATCAACAGGGGACATTTTGGATTTTGCTCTTTGCAAAGTGACAATATCATTATCTCCGAGTAGTTCATCGGCAGGAGTTGGAATGTTGGTAATACCCAGCAGATAATCCGTAGTTACATTAAAATATTTTGCAATCTTCTGTACTTTGTCGATACCGGGGATACTAATATCTTTCCACTTTTTAATTGTTGCATTGGAAAATCCGCATTCTTTTTCTAACCGTGTAATCGTGATTTCATTCGAGTCGCATAGTTCCTCAATCCTTGAATATAGAATGGAAGCCATAGAACACACTCCTTTTGAGAAAGTAATCTAAGTTTCTATTGACAATGAGAAAATTATCTGGTATAGTATGACTTAGATAAAATTCTCACTACATAGCAATTATAGAGGAAATTATCTCAACTGTCAATACTAAATTGGGGAGGCTGCTAAAAATGCTTGTTAATGAAACCAAAATGGAAGAGTGGAAGATGTTGTCTTTTTTTGCTCTCCTGAGCAATTATGATTACTTTAGTGTCCAGAAGGAGGATGATCCCACTTTCTTTGCTACTGGCATTGAACGATCTTGTGGCTGGGTGTTAAAGTTTATGAGGAAATTTGCAACGCCTGTTTATTCTGACGGTGAACTGATTAGCGTAGCTGCTCTCAGCAACACCGAGTTTAAATGTCAAATCGGAGAATTTACATACTATATTCGTGCTTTGCATGAGAAGTCGAATGATTTGCCTGTTCGCAAGAAGAAGGACTGGAAAAACATTCTGGATTTTGCAGACACCGAATATATCAATAAAGATAAGTGCCAATACATCAAAGAGTTGGACTTACTTGTTTTGGTGGTTGATCCTGATTTGCTGGGTGAACTGACCGCCGTAGAGGAATCTCAGATTAAACGCCTCATTAATATCCGTTTGCATGGCAATGGAGCTGCAATGCAGATGTGTCGTAGTGTTTGCTTCAAATGTCAAATCCATAGTGCAAATCATATCATTTATGCTGGTATGTATGATCTGGAAAACTCTGTTTCTGTCAGCAGTGTTATGGTTTATAACAGTCGTATCAGCCAGTCTATGTCTGATGACGAGGATCAGCAATATATGAATCTTTGGAATTTCGCCCAGCAGCTCTATCATGAAAATTTCTCGTAACAATCTTTGCGGATATGCTTGACAATCTTCGTTGAGCATGATATACTATAACCAGAAATACAAGAAAGAGGTCTGCAAGGAGAAATGCGGTATGAAAAAGATTGTAAAGAGGGGAGATATATACTATGCTGATCTAAGTCCAGTTGTCGGCTGTGAACAGGGTGGAATTCGACCCGTAATAGTGATCCAAAATAACACTGGTAATAAGCATTGTCCTACTGTGATCGTGGCTGCAATCACTTCTCAGAATAAGAAGCCGATGCCAACACACATTAACCTCTCTGTCAATGAATGCAAATTATCCTCAGATTCTACGATCATGCTGGAACAGGTAAGAACGATTGATAAAAATCGGCTGAAAAACTTTGTCAGCAGCGTCACATCTGAAAAGATGGATGAAATTAATCAGGCGATCCTTGTTAGTCTTGGACTTCCTGTTACAGCATAATAACAAGAAATGCAATAAATATCTTGACAAAAACAAATTGTTTTGGTAGAATATTAGGGAGAGGTGATGATAATGCTTGATCTGGCTTTGATCGAAAAGTATGTTTCGGAAACTTTTTTAAATAACCCTGATAACAACAAATACAAGCAAGAAACTTTCAATATCGTCAATAGATTCTTTAATCTGACTGATGTTGCTTATGACGATTTGACTCGTCAGGATATGCTTGATATATACTCGCAGCTTGCCATTATGAAGATGAATGTTTTCCAATCTCATAAGAGCAAGATCAGCGATTTCATGCGGTGGATGTATGAAACAGGTAATGGTTCTATTAAACCGCTGGAAGAAATTCGAGAGATTTTCTTTGAGAATGTGGATCGTACAGCTTTCTACGATACTTATTACTTTGAAAATCTGGATGATCTGAACGATTTGATGGAAGCCGTCTTTGGCAAAGAGGTCTGTGATTTCTCTACATTCCGTTGCGCAGCTCTCCTTGTATGGCATGGCATTCCAGTAAAACATTTGCCAGACATTCTCAAGTCTGATATGCACAATGATGGTTCAGTGCTTAATCCAGTAACAGGACAGAGAGTGCAGCTTTCCCAAAGTATTGTTCCTTATTTGCTTCATTATCGTGATGCAGACACATTTGCGTCTGGAAAATTTGGTGGTATGACTGTTCCTTATAAGGAAACGCAGTATTTGTTCCGCACTTATAAGACAGCACATATGACCGATAAACAGCTAATCAATACCAGTAGCAATGCTATTAAAACGGCTGCTGATACAGGGCGTATTTTCCAGTGGGAGCGTATTTATGACTCTGGTATATATTATAGAGTACATGAGTACGAAAAACAGAATGGAAATATCAGCCGTAATGATTATGAGTTGCTTCGTGATTTGTTTAAAATGGATCATATCGACTTGACCAAACAACGCCAGCGTTATTATCTTTCTCAAAAGTTTGACGAATATCAAGAGTTCAAACGCTATAAATATTCGGATTAATCCGAATTTGTTTAAGGGGCTGTGCCTCTTAAACATTACATAAATAACAAGAAATACAAGAATAACACGAGATGGTTTAATGGCAGAACGCCGCAATATGCGGAGATTTTGGTTCGAATCCAAAGATCGTGACACATCAAAATTGGAGCAAAATATGACAATTAATGATCCCTATGGATTTATCTATATAACTACAAACCTAATAGATGGCAAACGGTATATCGGACAGAAAAAATTTGATAGCTATTGGAAAAGTTATCTTGGTAGTGGTAAACATCTACGAGAAGCTGTTAAAAAATATGGGAAAGAGAATTTTTCCAGAAATATTGTAGCGATTGCTTATTCAAAAGAAGAACTGGATGATGCAGAGATTAGTATCATTAAGTTTCTTGGAGCAGATAAGAGTAGGGATTATTACAATATTGCTGAAGGTGGTTGCGTTAAAGGTGGAGTTGGTGAAGATGCTTTTTGGTATGGCAAACAACTTCCTGTTGAAATGGTTGAGAAACAAAAGAAAAGTCGTAATACAGAAAAGAGAGTTTATCAATATGATTTAGATGGAAATCTGGTTGGTGAATACATTTCTTTGTCTGCCGCAGCCAGTGTAAATGGAATTGCAAAACAAAACATTAGCGTGTCATGCAAAAATGAACACAGAACTTGTAATGGTTTCTTCTGGTCATATGATGGAAATCGAAAAA